TTTCAACAGCTTCTCTTCGAGCAGCACCAAGAAAAGTATCAAGCTCTTTTGCATCAATAGTTTTACCAAACCCCCAACCTTCAATTTCTTCTTTGGATGGTGTTCTACCTAATGTATCTTGATACAGCTTAACTGTAGGATTGACGGGGGCAGTAGGTACAGAAGCCGCAACAGTCGGAGCTACAGGAGCAACAGTTGGAGCAATTGCAGCTTGAAACAGACCAGCAACCTCTGCCACTGGTGCGCCAGTTACCTCTGCTAGACGAGTAGGAGATACCCCTGCTTCTTGCATTGTTTTAGCGATCAGAGCATCACTTGCATTTGGATTGGCGTTAAACCATCCAAGAATGTCAGCATTGCTTACAGCAGGTGCGGGAGCAGGGCCACTAAGCATACCCTGTGGAGCAACCGCTTGTGGCACTGGAGGAAGAGGCGCACCAGTAGCAGATTGATACTGAGAAGCACTAACCCCAGCCTCTGCCATCGTTTGATTGATAAGCGCAGGACTTGCACCAGGATTGGCATTCAACCAACCCAAAATATCCGCATTAGTTACAGCCATGATTACTCCTTATTGTGGCGCATCAGGCCATGTAATAGTCCAAGGGAAACCTGTCTGCGTAGTAACATCACGCAAGGCTTGACGATAGGTAGCCCATACTGCTTTGTCAACAGGAGCATCAGCTACTTGTGTCCAATCACAGTCTTTTAGTTTCTCATCCCTTGAGGCACGAACACTCTTAGCCTGTTCAGCATCTTTAGTGGCTTTGTAGGCAGTCTCTTGTTCAGCAGCAGTAGTTGTTACACCATCTACCACTTGGTCAATAAACACAGGGCCAAGGATATATTTTTTGTACCACTTACCATCTACTTGCTCAACACCAGAGGCTTGAGAGTATTGGTAAACAGTACCACCAGTAGCTTGTGCGCCTTCAAAGACTACATCAGCACCCAAAGCCTCTAAGACTTCAGTTGTTGTTATGTCCCATGATGGGCCACCATTGGCTTTTGTGTATGCACGAAATTCTGCTTCGTACATGACTGCGCCTGTTTGTGTTCTGATTTGCATGATGTTCCTTATGCGTAAGACCAATGACCTTGGTAATTATTCTTGCAACGCCACATAACAGTTGCTCGTTTAACACCAGTTGCTTGTTCACATTCTGCTGAAGTTTGAAATACACCAGCAGGTGTTTTGTACTGTTTGCCAAGCATTGAAAATGCCAAAGACTTAGCGTGAGAAGCTGACTTAGCTTTTCCTTTTAAAGAATTTGCTATCTTTGCTGACCACTCCAATGGTCTAGTTACACCAGCATGAGGAAGCCCACTGTTTGCTTCAATGGTGTCACAGTAAACATTGCCTAAAGAATATGGGCCAACATCATTAGTTCTGCACATTTGATAGCATCCAGAAGTTCTGCCACGCTTATCCCACTTGCCAGTAGAAACCCACCAATCTTTCCATTCTTCAAAAGTAAATAGAAAGTCAATGCCTCGACATTTAGCGTCAACCTTACTTTGCGTATAGGCTTTTCTAAATTTATCTTTAGTCATATCAGGCCACCGCAAAAAAGATGAAAGAACCGCCAGAAGCATTGATTGCTGCAGGGGCTGTACTACTGATTTCAAAGCCAGCAGAATAGGTGTCAATGTAATCTGTGTTTGTAACCTCTGCCGCAGTAGAGTTTAACAAAAGGTAGCTGTCATTACCTGACACGATTCCTCGTGCTGTATCCCACACATACCAATCACCAGAAGCATCAGCACGTTTAATGAGCACAAACCTCGCTCCTGCTGTGAATCCACAATCAACTTGTTTTGTAGTGCCTGTACCTGTGTATGAGCCTACTTTGGAAACACCTGCACAAGTAGCAAATAGGTAGGCAACATAAGTTCCACCTGCCGTATCAACAGAATATGCAGTCAAGTTTGATGAGCTAACTTGAAATGTTGTGCTTGTTGGAGAGTAATTGTTTCCTGTTTGTTGGTCTTGTGCGCTACTGTTGTTTAGTGCTAGTTCATGATTCCAACCATTTGGCAAATATTGACTAGATGTAACCCAATTTGTTGACGCTGCATTTCTTCTTTTAATAATAATAAGTTCTGGAGGAACGCCAAGGTTGTGGTTAACTAGCGTGTAGTCAGATGAATTTCCCGACCCTGTATAGCAAACCTCATCAAAGAAGCTAGGGGCGCGTCTGAAAGCCCAATCTACGCCAGACTCTCCTGCAGCAAAACCATCTAATGCTGTTCCAGTATTGTTGTCAAACAAAGGTGAAGCTGAACTTGTTGTTTCAGCGCCTGTTGTAGTGGTTAACAATCTTTGATAAGCGCCTCGCAATCTATCATACACCTGTCTATTGTTTGAAGTAGTTTTGTTAGCTATGAAAATACTTAAATCAACAGGAAAGTTAGTTGTTATTGTATTGTTTGTCGTTGTGGTAACAGGCGCAAACACACTAGTCCCACTTGTAGGAACTTTCATCGGGCCTCTGCGAATGGCTACGTAAACATAGGTTTTGGCTGCCCCGCCATTAGCAATAGTAAAACCTGTGGCTGTTGGATTACCAAATGTGCCAGTAGTTTCTGCATCACTTGTGTTTGGCGCAAGTATTTTTGTTGACGCTGTTGTTACAGGCCAACCACGCATTGAATCTAGCAGATACCATTGGTCAGTAAGATTTGTAGATTTAGTAAGCACCCACTGAGGCTCATACCCAAGGCTAACAGTAGCATCACCACTTCCATCAGTAGTAAAACTCCCACAGCTAACCACATTATCTGTACCAGTTAGGCCAAAGCCTCCTGCGTCATGGGCGAATAGGTAGGCTACATAGGTTGAGCCAGAAGCATTTGTAGTGCCAATAGCACCCAGAGTAAATTCTGTTGATGTTGGAGATGTGTTGTTCCAGTAATTTGAACTTGTTCCAGCAGACAAAGTGTCATTCAAAAGCAAAAACTGTGTTGCGCCTAACGAACGATGGTAGACAGCCCAATCATCTCCAGATGATGTTTTTTTGACAATAATACAACCGGGAACTGAACCAAGATTATGGGCCACAGTACGCCCCGCTGTGCCATTCCCCGTATAAGTCACAACATCAAAGAACTTTGGTTGCTTGCGGAATGTCCATGAGGCGTAGGTGTAACCATTAACAGTGCCAGTGCTACCAAATGAAAAGCCTGTTGTATTAAACGAAGTAAACCGAGTTGTGTCGTACGCATTTCCACCTGTTGTATTTGAGTTAATGGTGTAGTCTGAACCTCTGGCAGTATCACCAAGATAATTTTGTCCTGCCGCACTTCTACTTTTATACCAAACTAATCCACCATTTGTGGACAAATCAATCCCGTTGGTAATAGTCAGCGCAGAACCTGTGCCTGTAAAAAGATAAGTAGAAAACACATCCTCAATATAGTTAGGCACAACAGGAACACCACCACCAAAGGCATCGTAACTAGCCGCACCAGTTGTTGCTTGTAATGGCATGGTTTAAGCCTTAAATTGTGTGTTGCTTGCCAAGACTGTGAAAGTCGCACTACCGCAGTAGGCGCACCACCTAGCCACCTTGTAGTAACACCAGATGTAGTGCCATCAACTTGCACAGCAGAGTTGTAGTAAGCAGTAGCACCTTGAGTAACCAAGAAAGCCACAGTCATTGATTGACCTGTACTCATCAATGTATCTAATGAAGTACCGCTAGAGCCTCTGAAGTTAACTGTCCAGTTAGCACTTGCGTTACTTGTGTAATACAAGACAGACTGAGTTGTGATGTCGTAAGCAATCGTTCCAGTAGCCGCTGTAGCTGAAACAGTTGCTACCTCTGCTGCATCGTTTAAGACAATGGCAGTAGCTGAAGATGAACCTGAGAAAGTCTTAGTAGCTGTAAATGTCTGTGCTGTGTTAAGGCTTGCAACATTGGTTAGCGTATTGTCAGCAAAGGTAATGGTTTTGTTTGTCAGGGTTTCAACGCCTGTCAAAGTAGCAAAACCAGAGGCAGTAAATGCCGCCTGAGTCCATGCCGATCCTGTCCACACATAAAGAGTATTGACTGAGTTGTTCCAGTACAAAGCACCTGTCAACAGAGCATTTCCATCATTGTCAACACTAGGAGCAGAAGACTTAGAACCTAAGTATCTGTCATCAAAAGCATCGTATGAAGCTGCCGCATTGGCTTCACTTGTTGCCGCATTGCTTGCACTTGTAGAAGCGTTAGAGGCACTTGTTGAAGCGTTTGAAGCACTGGTAGCCGCATTAGAAGCAGAAGTAGCTGCCGCAGTAGTTGAACCAAATATCGAATCTATTTCAGTTTTGGTATAAGCATTTGTGATGTTATAGCCAGCAATCGTTGTAGGATTCGTTCCTGCCGTTGCACGACCATAAGTATCAAAAGTCACAGATTGGTAAGTGCCTGGTGTTACACCAGAAGATGCCAAATCAATGTTGTCACCATTGACAACAATACGGCTTGACGATGCAGTACCTACATTAAGGGTGTTACCTGTCTTTGTAAGACCATCACCTGCGGTAATCTGTCCCGCACCTGAGAACTGCGCCCATGTAATCGATGTGCTACCTAGTGTCCCACCTGCATCTATTGTGCAGATAAATCCAGAGTCAGAATTGGTTGTGCCTTTTTCAACAAAGGTAAAAGCCGCTACCAACTCAGCATAAGTGTCAGCATCAGTTGTGCGAGTCCAAGAACCTGAAGCAACCAAGTAAATACCATTGCCAGAAGCAGTAGACTGATCCTTAACCAACACTCGGTCTCCAACAGAAACCGCAACTCCATCAATCGTTTGTGTGCCAGACAATGTGATATTAGCCGTTGTAGCCACAACCACAGAGGCTTTAGCATCAATACCTTGGGCTAGTGCATCCACATAACCCTTGGTAGCCGCATCAGAATCGTTTGTAGGGCTTGCCAAACCAGTAATGGTTGCCGATGTACCA